ATCATTTTTTAGCCTTTCAATTCAAAACTTAGATTTGCATGACGGGGGTATTGCACAACACGCTCCCCTTCAGGGCATTTGTATTTAATGGTTGCCAGCAAAGTTGCTTTACCACCAGCAATTTTTTCTTTACCTACCATTGTGAGTTGGTATGTAAATGTGTCAATCTCTGGCCCTGCTGGGCCGCTAAACTTGCTTGCGGTGGTGGTCGCCTCATGCACCATGCCTGCCGCATCACGAATACTTGGCGTAAAACTCTCAACAGAACAATCGTCCCGCTTCTTTATTCGTGCAACTGTGACATTGATGGGCTGTCCAACCTCTGACACGATTTTAAAATGCTCTGGAGTCCACTCAATGATGGCTCGGTCAAAAAAACCAAATTTATCGGCAAGTGTGTAACTGCCCCCTAATGCGGCAATACTAGCGGCAACCGCTCCAATAGTTTTGGCAAGGTCAATCATTTTGATTCCTTTAGTTCCCGTTTCAATTTACGCAACTCTTTGATTTCCTGCTTGAGCTGCGCTTTCATATATAGGGTTTCTACGTATGCCATTGAGGTCACTCCAACAATTACGCATATCGCCACTCCTATCAATATCCAGTAGACCAGCTTCGTAGTTGCCACATGAACCACCCAAAAAACATTGATATAAACATCACGGCAATCACCCCACTTATTGTTTCAATAACCCGAATCTCGTCTTGCTCTTGCTTCCACCTTGCCAGCCTATTCCTGCGTATCGTTTCTGACCTTGCCCATGCTTGTTCTTGTTCTATTCGGGCGTGCATCTTGAGGAATCGGCTATACAAGTCCTTCAACTCAGGAGGCGCATAGACCATTGCTTCCCTTGTTTGCTCCATCAACTTCTCCATCTGCAATTCAATCAGCGCACGCTCAATGGCTTTTTTGCTGGTGTTTTGCGTTGGGTCGTAGTTGGTCTTTGATGTCTCCTCTAGTTCAAGGTAGAAGTTTGTAATCTGTTGTTGCGTGTCAAAGAGGACACCAATGTTGTCCCCGATGTCTTTGATGAGTTTGAGTTCAAGTTCCTCGTAAGACTGTTGCTGTTTGGTTGTGGCTTTGGCTTTCGCTTTTGCCACAGGCTTGGGCGCTTCGTCTGGCTTGGCTGGTTTACTAACGAATAGACCAATGAACCAATCAAAAATGCCCTTGATTGCTTTGACATCGCCAATGACCTGCTCGGCTGTCTTCTTGGCCCCTTCCAACTCCATACGCCCTTCATGCAGGAGAGCACACCCCTGCTTGATAAAACCAACGGCGGTTTGGGCCGCCATGAGAAGAGTGAAAGGGTCCACATTCGTGTTTACCTAAAGTTTGGCCCCTGCGCCCATGTTACGGCGGAGTATCTCTCCCCCCTAGTAACCGGAGTCACAGTGTGCTCAATAAGTGAAGGGAACACGAGGATTGAACCTTGTGCGCGGGTGATAGGTATGTCGGACCCCCGGAACAAAAAGTCCCCGCCGTCGTAGTCCGCAGGGTCTGACAAAAATAAAGACACGCTCAATTTACGTTGCATCCCAGTCAAATCTTTTTGATGTATAGCGCCGTCTGTATGCCAATCGTAATGTCCACCAACACCGTATCGACCTAACTGAATATTCTCCGTGCCGTCAATATCAAAGTACCAATTGGCTTTTTGGTTAGCCATCAAAATATAAGACAGGAGTTTTGCTCCAAGAAAAGTTTCTTGGTGTGCCCAGCATATTTTTGTTTTTCTCTTATCCCCAATAACCATCTTAACGCCGTCGTGATACCCACCATCCATAACGTGCTCAACATCAAAGTGAGCTTCAATAAACTTTTTACAAGTTTCTTTTGGAACACAAGATTCCCAAAGCCAGTACGCATTATTACTAACAAAAACAGCACTCATAGCGGCACCGCCAAGCCAGCTTGCAGGGGGTTATCAATACCCGCTGGAATCATTGACGGGTCAAGAACGTCTTCCTCACGTTCCCCGGTACGCAGAGCGTGCAAACACGAGGCGATCGTGTCGTCCTCAAGCGCTGTTATGAAATGTCTTTTACCTTTGGCAATGTAGATCATGTGCGGCGCTTTGAAGATTGTCTTGTTGCCTTCAACGTCTACTTCCACGCTGCCTTTTGAGAGCAAAGTAACGTGGTCAAAATTGTGCACATGTCCCTCGTTGCGGTCACCAGCTTTTACAAAGTGCATCATACGAACCCACAAGTTTGAGACACACGTCATTTTTGTTTCTGGGTAGTTCATGCTGTTTCCCCTATTTTGATTCTGCCCGTGTCCCAATTCTCGGCTAGGACACAGCCACCAAACATCCATAACACACGGGGTGTGTTACCCCCTACCGTGGTCACATAATGCTCATGTTCGGATGCTAAATAGCAGTGTAAGTCACCAACTTCAATAGGTACAGGCTGACCCCCAACGTACAGAACTCCACCAACGTCCGCGCCTTGAGTCATTATGTTGCAGCGCAAAACTGAATGTTCGTACATTCTGGGGTCTCTATGGGCGTACACATCCCCACCGGGGAATGTGCAGCTTACTACTATGCCATCTTTACCGTGCCCTTCAATTAACGGTGCATTAAAGATGCCACAGTACTCTCTAACCTTATTGGACGTGCGAAGGGCGACTTCAGGATAGTTAAACCTAGCACCGTATAGCCTAGATGTAACACGCGTGTCAGGCGTTGTTGGTTGCCCACGAGCAGTAAACCCTATATCCAACCATTTCTTTTTCACCCCCTCTTCAACCCAAACGTTTAGCTCGGCTATATCCGCGTGGGGCAAAAAGTTTTTTATGACCTCTACGCGCATCAGAGGTTAGCTATGTTAATGGTTGTTGGGTCTTCAGAGAGAACACCGAACTTAACAAGCGCTTTAGCTAGTTTTTGTTCGTATGCAGCCTGTTCCCACATAGCTTTATTTGCTTGTTGTTCCGCTGTTTCCGGTTCATTTGCAGATATAGGCTGGGCAATTGCAACAATCTGTTCAAAGCCCGTAGCAGAAACTGCCGCCTGTTTACGTTCAACAAGCCATGTTGGAGCACGGTGAAGAATTTCTGCGTCTAGCACTTCTCCTGTTATATATGCGCCGTCAACAATAGGTACGTCTATTGCAAAAACCGCAATAGGTTGCCCGTCTTGTTTGTACAAAACTTCAATTTGCCCAATTTCGGGCGTTGTACGAATAATTTGATAGTCCATTACGATATGCCTCCATTAAATTTGATAGTCCATTACGATATACCTCCATTACGAGTTCCAACTGCTATATATGTAATATTTGAATTTCCGGTTATTGCACCGCCGCCTGCGCCGCCCGAATACGGACCCACATAAAAATAGTTTCCGTTGGGAGGGCCGCCAGTGCCAGTTGACCCCGCAGCGCCATAACTTCCGCCCGAGCCTCCGGGAAATGGCGAACCACTACCCCCGGGACCGCCGGAACCGGCTGCGGCCTGCGAACCACTAGGGGCGGTAGGGGCGTTCCAAGATGGACTCCAACCACCGCCCGATCCGCCTGCACCTCCAGCACCGCCGTTTCCACCTAAACCACCCCCACCTCCACCGCCCGTATAGGTACTAAAACCTTTGCCAACAGAGAAGGCTGTTGCCTTACCACCACCGCCGCCTCCACCTCCACCTGCAATGCGCCCCGGACCATTATCAATAGTAACGGCAACACTAACGCTAAGGGCTAACCCCCCAGCAGCCCCATCAGACCCCGGGCGGGCGTTGGGATTGGGAAAATTTTGTATCCCGGCACCGCTACCACCACCACCACCCATGCCTTGAATAGTACCGTTGTTTGTAAGTTTTACCCCATTGGGGAAAGCGCCGTCTATAGTAAGTGCTGGTGTTCCTGTGCTTGTGGAATAAACAAATATTCCGGGACTAATAGTGGCAATGACTTGAGCTGTTCCGGGCCATCCCGCGTTTATTGCTAGAGTACGTAAGTTGGCGTTGGTTTGATTAGATGAAATACTAAGAGGGAATGAGTTGGATTTGCCACTTAA